CTTCGTTGATCAAGAGTCCGTGGTCCTTGATGGCTTCCAGGTGGTCTGGGGTGCCATAGCCCATGTTGACGGACCAGCCATAGTCAGGAAGCCCCAGGCGTCGGAGGTCCTTGGAGTAGTCCTTCATGATGGTGTCTCGGAAGTGCTTCGCGATCATCGAAGCAGCCGAGACCTGCTGGTGGTTGTTGTCGGCCTTGGGTTCAACCTGCTGCTTCCCACTCCAGCCAGCTACCCGGTTGCTGCCATCGACGATGAGGAGGTCGGGCTTGGCTACCACCAGGTCCTCGAGCGCCCTCTTGTAGGAGAGCTGCAGTGAGGGCATGGGGCCTAAGGAATCAATCTCCCACGGCCAGGCATGGCCGATGCCGACATCGCAGGCGGCGCGGCACAGGGGGAGGTAGAGCATGGACCGCTGGATGTCCGTGGTCTTCTTCGAGTCGCGCACCCCGTGGGGGAGCAGCGCCAGGTCACTGGCTCGGAAGACGGCGACAACCGAGATGATGGGGCCGGCCAATGAGCCCCATCCAACTTCATCCAAGCCGCCAACCTTCTGCTGCTCGTTCATGGCGTGCATGTAGTCTCCATGCCCCCTTATGCCCAAGGCCAGTCACTTCTTGCTGGGCCGTGCCGGCGCTTCATGACCACCTGGAAGTGCAGCCCTTCGGTGGTCATGATGTCCTTGCTCAGCAGTGGGCAGTCGTTCTTCACGGCCCACTGCTGCAACAGGTTCCAGACCGCCAGCTTCAGCTCACCAGGTATGTCGGATGGACATCCGAGGTACACTTCGTACACGAGTGGGTTTACACTCGGGCCCATCTTCATGGTGACCTTGTCACCTAGGGCTCTGGATGTAGAGGCTCTGAAGGATTCGAGCCACTCGAGAGGTGGCGGTAGATCGGACATCGAGGCCTTGCATGCAAGTGGTGTCGACCCAAGAGTACCAGAGGCGCTTCCACCCGAGGGTGATCATCACAGGCACAGGCCAGCCCGCCATCAAGGAGGAGTGGGACTACGAGCTCGAGATCCCGGACGAGTTCCTGGATGAAGAGACCCTGGCGGCCAAGCAGAAGTACATCATCGGTGTCACCCCTTCCGGTTTCACCGAGTTCGCGATGACCATCCCGGACAAGGAGAAGAAGACCAGAGGGCCCTTCTCCTTCGACCGACGCAAGTACCTCCTGCTCCCCTACAACACCCCGAACAAGAGGCTGCTCCTCAAGTGCGGCCGCCAGGTGGAGAAGAGCACCCTGCTCGGCAACAAGTGCCTGGCCTACTGCTGCATCAACGCTTCCTTCCAGGTGCTCTACGTCTCGCCCACGAACCTCCAGACCAAGACGTTCTCCCAGGACCGCCTGCGAGAGCCGGTGGAGACTTCGGAGCGTCTTCGGGCCTGGACCACGTCCAAGCTCAGCGACAACGTCTTCCTCAAGAAGTTCGTGAACCGCTCGCAGATCACCCTGCGCTACGCCTACCACAACGCCGACCGAGTCCGTGGCATCCCAGCGGACATGGTGCTCATCGACGAGATCCAGGACGTCATCACCGACAACATCCCCATCATCGAGGAGTGCGCGTCCCACTCCCCCTTCAAGATCTTCACCTACTCCGGCACGCCCAAGAGCCTGGACAACCCCCTCGAGAAGTACTGGACGGAGCAGTCCACCCAGAACGAGTGGGTCGTTCCCTGTGAGCACCACGGGGTTCCAAGCGATCCCTCCACCTGGTTCTGGAACGTCCTGGACGAGTCCAACATCGGGGAGAGTGGACTCGTCTGCTCGAAGTGCAAGAACCTCATCAACCCTATCCACCCGATGGCTCAGTGGGCAGCCATGAACCCTAGCGTGGCCACCAAGCTGAAGGAGCCCTTCGAGGGCTACCGCATCCCTCAGCTCATGGTGCCCTGGCTCGAGTGGCACGAGATCCTGGACAAGCAGAAGAGGTTGAGCCGAGCTCTCTTCCACAACGAGGTGTTGGGGGTCTCCTACGATTCCGGCACTAGGCCCCTCACCCGGCAGGACGTCATCGACAACTGCGCTCCGGGCTTCTTGATGACGAAGGAGCAGCTCGCAAGCATCAAGACCAGGCTCAGCGCATCCTCTCCGGTCTTCGCCGGCATCGACTGGGGCACGGGTGAGAACACCTACACGATCTTCTGCCTAGGCACCTACCTCGACGAGAAGTTCACCATCTTCTACATCCACCGCTTCGAGGGACCGGAGTCGGAGCCGGAGGTGCAGATCGACCTCATCGACGCCTTCATCAGGAACTGGAACGTGAGGACGGTTGGGGTCGACTACGGTGGTGGCCACTGGCCCAACGATGCCCTGCAGCGCAAGTTCGGCAGAGAGAGGATCTGGAAGTACCAGTACTCAACCCCGGGCGTGAAGGTGAAGTGGGAAGCTCCACTGAACCGCTTCCTGGTCCATCGCACCGAGGTGATGAGCGACATCTTCAACGCCATCAAGAGAAGGGACGTCTTCCGCTTCCCGGACTTCGCCCAGTTCTTCGACCCCTACGGTCAGGACATGCTGAACATCTTCAGCGAGTACAACGAGCAGGCTCGGCAGATCCAGTACAAGAAGAGTCCAGACTGCACGGACGACTCCTTCCACGCCATCCTCTACTGCTTCCTCGCCTCTATGCTGAAGATTCCCCGCTTCGATGTTCTCAACCCCCAGGCGAAGACGAACAGCTCTGAGTCTCTCCCCATCATCGAGGGCTAAGGGAAGGGGGTCTAGATGACCCCCTCCTTGCATCGACCAGCGTCGATGCTACTTCTTCCCCGGCAGCGCGGGCTTCTTGCCGCCGAAGAGGCCCACGCGGGGCCAGTCCCGCCAGCGCGCCACGCCCTCGTAGGCGGCGAAGGTCGCGGCGGCTCCGCCGACCGCGTAGGCGATGTGCTTCACCTTCACCTCCGTGTTGCCGAACTTGGAGATGGAGCCGAGCACGCCCAGCTTCTCGGTCTTCGCCGGCGCGGCGGGGGCCGCGGCGACCGTCGGGGCGGGGGCCTGGGGGGCCATGGCGCCGTTGGACGGCGCGGGGGTCTGGGTGGTGCCGGCGGTGTCGGCCGCGCTGACCACGATGTGGACCTTGTCCTTCTCGGGGGTGGTGGGGGTCTTCTCGTCGCTCATGAGCTGTCTCCGGTCCCCAGTGGGGGGACGTTGTGGGTTTGGCCAAACCAGACAGAGACTTGTGGTTCCCTGTCCTATTGGCTTATCCCTACGACAGTTCAGCTTTTGCCGTTTGAGCCCCCCAACCGACGCGCCACGGTCTCCTGAGGGTCCTCCAGGGTGGCCAAGAAGGCCTCTGGGAGGCCCCCCTGTCCGCTGGCGACCCACATCAGGATGGTTCCGCGGAGCTTCTTGCGCCCCTCATCGAGCTTCAGGAGCAGGGATTGGAGAGGAACGGTGGGCTTCTTCTCCAGATCCGCCCCTACCTGGCGGATCATGAAGATGCAGAGCTTGAAGAGGGGCTGCCAGGCCTTCTGGTTCTGGTTGGCCTCGGCCAGGGCCTTCAAGAAGGTGTCGTCCATCCTCTCGAAGTACTTGGCCCAGAGCTCCATCTCGGGGAGGGTCCAAGAGCTCTTCGTCAGGAAGTTGACCGAGAGGTCGTGGAGCTGGATGCACTCGAGAGGGGAGACCCGGAGGGGCTCGTCACGGATCTCCAAGATGTGCTTCACGGTGAACAGCTCTCGCTCCATCTTCTCCAACCTGGCGTAGAGCTTGAACCAGTTCGCTCGGTTCAGAGCGGGGGCATCCGTTCCCAGGTCGATGGATAGCTGCTCGACATCCTTCTTCAGCACCATCGTGTCCCGCCCGTTGCGCTGGGAAGACAGGAATCCCTTCTTGATGTAGTTGTGGATGGTCTTTCTGCAGCAGCCGAGACGGTTCGCAGCTTCGTCGATGGAGTAGAAGTCGCTTCCCATTCTGAACCCCTAGAGTCTAATCTCAGGTCTGCACCAAACCAGTTGCGCGGAGAGTATCCCTCATGAGCGACGACCTCTCCAACTACTTGGCCGATGGCCACCGTCACGCTTCCGTCTCCCCCGAGATGCTCGAGGTGATGGGCAAGCAGGCGGCCAACCTCTTCCTCGACGAGCAGGTGTCGCTGAACGAGGCCGTGGTGAAGATCGCCTCGGCCTACGATGACATCTCTCCCGAGCAGGTCAAGCGCGTCGTGGAGTTCGCCAACACGGCGACCTACCTCGCCCTGCACGACAAGAACAAGACTGCCGGCGCGGCCACGAGCTACCCCCAGTTCGCCCTCGCCGACCCCGGCCGGGTCATCCAGGACATGAGCGACGGGGCCAGGCCGACCGTGGTCACCCAGACCGACCGGGAGTATGGGCTGCAGCCGCAGAAGGAGAAGGTCTCCTCAGCCGACCCGCGGGAAGCGGCCCTCGCCGAGATGTTCGGGATGTCGAAGGAGAAGACCGCCGAGGCCGACTTCTCCAGGGATTCCGCCATCAACGAGATCACCTCGGCCAAGGACGCCTTGGTCGGCCTGCGCGACAGCCTCCGGGGTTCCGCCGAGCAGCTCGACCTGATGTTCAAGGAGGCCTCCGCCGAGCTCTACGAGCTGGCCAAGCGCCACGTCCTCGAGGGCGGTTCGATGGCGGACGTCTTCCGCGCCGTCGAAGCCACCACCAGCAGCCAGACCAAGATCGCCGAGGTCCTGCAGCCGGTCATCGTCGGCTTCCTGAAGGAGCGGGTGCTGAGCGGCGACGAGATGAAGTACGACCTGACCAAGCTCGACAAGGTCGCCCACCGCATCATCAACACCGAGAACCCCATGGTGAAAGCCGCGGGGGCGGTGGTGGCCTGCAGCGAGGAGCTCGGGGCAGTGGCCAAGGGCCTGGAAGATGTCATGCCGGAGCTCAAGAAGGTGGACGACTTCATCCGCCAGCGGTTCCTCGCGTAGGAGAGGCCCGTGCTCGCACAGCTCTCCAAGTACGCCTCAGCCTCTTCCCACCTTCGCGAGCTCGCCCTTGAGAAGAGGGCAGGGCTCTTGGGGGCAGCGGCCAAGGGCGCTTGGGGTGTTGGCAAGGGACTAGGCGCTCTCGCCATGAGAAAGCCCGGGGCAACTCTGGGTGTGGGTCTCGGGGCGGGTTTGGGGGTCGTTGGCGCCAAAGGCAAGTACGACCAGTACAAGGCGGGCTTCAATCCAGAAGTCCAGAAGTCCATGATGGGCCAGCCTCCCACACCTCCAGGGGCATGAACATGAACGCTGAGATCCTCAAGGCTGCTGGAGAAGCAGCTCCCGAACTGCTCGAGAAGGTGGCCAAGGCGCTCTTCGTGCTCGAGCACATCGACCCGGAGTTCGCAGAAGACCTGACGGCCGAGCTCTCGACCATCACCGAGTACACCTCCGAGAAGGTGTCCGCCACCGACCTCGGGGGTCCGAAGGCCTGGGCTCTGGGGGTTGCTGGGATGGTAGGGGCGGGGCTCGCCGGGGCGGTGGCCACCGACCTCTACGACGCGGCCAAGCGGGGCCTCACCAAGGGCATGAACTTCAAGCGCATCATGGAGGCCAACCCGGACATCAAGAGGAACTTCGACCAGAAGGACATCAAGAAGTCCTACGACACCTTCCACCGCTACGCGCCGGACTTCACCTCGGACCCGAACCTCGGCGGCCAGATCCTCAAGGCGATGGTGGAGATCCCCGAGAACCAGCACCAGCTCGTGAAGGACCTCCTCAACAGCCGCAAGAACCTGCGCGACATCAAGAAGGGGCAGTACTCCTCCATGAACGCCCCGTACATTCCCGCCTCAGTGCTCGACGACATGGACGACAAGAGGGTCGAGCGCATGGCCTGGCTGAAGCGTCAGCCAGAGGCCCAGAAGAGCGCTCTCAGGGACGTGATGGGCCGGGGCTCCAGCGACTTCGATGCTCACGAGAGGGACCAGCACGAGCAGCGCTCGGTGCAGGATCGTATCGCTCGTGAGGCCGCGGCAGATGCCGTGCGTGCCGTCCCCAACAGGTTCGTGCCTCCCAAGAAGCCCTGATGATCAAGCAGCTCCACTTCGTCGGGCAGTCCGACCAGGGTATTCTGGCTCAGGCGCTCTTCGGGAGCTCGGGCTGCTTCGAGAAGACTGCCGGAGCCCCTCCCTTCTCCGACTGGGAGACGGGGGAAGAGCTGCGGAAGGCCGTGGGGGGCATCACCAAGAAGGACCGGGAGCAGGCCTGCTACGTCCTGGTGAACGCCCTCGGCGCCGGCGAGTTCTACGGCAGCAACATCAACGCCGACTGGTTCCCCTGGAACTCCCTCTGCCATGAGGGGGACGACTACGGCTACCGGACCTTCCTCAACGCCAACGCCTTCCAGCACCACAAGAACAAGGACCCTGCTCGGGCGTTCGGCAAGCCCCTCTTCTCCATCCTCAACCCGATGATGAAGCGCGTCGAGCTCATCATCAGGCTCGACCGGGAGAAGGCAAGGGCCGAGGGTGCGGACGGCATCATCACCCGCATCGACATGGGGGAGTTCCCTGACGTCTCTATGGGATGCAAGGTCCCCTGGGACGAGTGCTCCATCTGCTCGGCGCACTCCAAGACCAAGGACGACTACTGCCTCCATATGAGGCCGCCGGAGGAGCTGCGCTACCTCTATGGCCCCAACCGCATCCTGGTCGACGGCCGCAAGATCTTCGTCAAGAACATCTACCCCAGGTTCTTCGACATCAGCTTCGTCTTCATCGGAGCCGACAAGACTGCCAAGGTGATGGCCAAGCTGGCCTCTGCCCAGTTCGAGCGGAACGAGCTGTCCGCCGATGCCGGCCACCGCTTCTACATCGACCTGGGCCACACCAAGACCGCCTCGGCTCTCCCCGCTTGCCCAGACCGTTCCTGTGCCGAGTGCGACCGCAACTGCGGTGGCATGGCCAAGATGGCCTCCGCCTTCGGCAAGACCGCAGCCCACAACAAGGTGTCCGAGATCATCAAGGACATCCCCGCCGGCACCTTCTCCATGAGGAGGCTGCCCGAGCTCGAGCAGTCCGAGCCCACCATCACACGCCCTCACCTCGACGAGCTGGCGAAGCTCCCTCTCCCCGGAGTCCTCGGAGCCAGTACGGTCATGGGGATGATCCTCAAGCCGCAGGAGTTCCAATACCTGGCCCTCAAGAGGATGGGGGAGGACGACCTGCTCGAGCAGCTCGAGCGCAAGAACGAGGTCTTCCCCTCCGTCTCTGAGGGATTCATGTCCGTCGACATCACTCTGGAGGCGGGTGACGAAGCAGGTGACGGCATCAAGAAGGCGATGGAGATCTTGAGCTCCTACGTCTCGGAGCGAGGAGCCTTCGGTCAGCCCTTCTCGATCCGTGTACATCTACACCGTGACACACCGAAACTTCCTCTTCCCATGCAGTCTGCAATCGGCCATCCTTTGCTGAACAAGTTGGGCGCGGCATACAATGGGTATCGCCGCGAGGTCATGACGAAGCTGTCGAAGGCAACAGAGGTGTTGCAGCGCGACCCAAGGTTGAGGGAAGTTGTTCTAGGAGAAGGACTCGGAAACATGATGATGAAGACGTCGAGCTCTTCTCCGCTTCTCACCCTCGACTCGGTGGTGTACATGATGGGCGCGTACCTTGAAGACCGGCGGCTGCTTCACACCACCGCTGTTGAGGCGGTGGACCACGTTTGGCTCTCATGACGAGAGCTTCGGCCCAGGGGTTTAGACCTCGAAGACGGCCAGCAACCTCAACCCTCGAAGGAGATCACGATGGACCCGAAGCTCGCTGAGATCTACGGCACCAACCAGACCACCGAGGCCGACATCGAGAAGCTGGCCGCGGCCGAGCTCGCCACCCAGTTGGCGGGCGACGACGAGATCAACACCGAGGCGATGACCGAGGAGGACCTCGAGGCCATCGCGCAGCAGGTGCTCGCTCCGGCCGAGGAAGAGCAGCAGGGCGAAGACGGTCAGGAGAAGACCAGCGCCGAGGAGGAGGCCCAGGAGAAGGTCGCCGAGGCCGACTACCTCGGGCGCGTCATGGCCCACTCCTACGTCCAGGAGCTCAACGAGATCGAGAAGACCGCCGGCGCCAAGGAAGTGGCCGGCAAGGTCCTGGGCGCCGTGAAGAAGTACCACGCGGGTGCGGCCGAGGACGTCAAGGGCGCCGTCAAGGGCGTGAAGAGCATCACCGGCAAGTCCGGCGGCGTGCGCGACTTCGACCTGGGCGCCAAGGGCCGGGTCATCTCCGGCGCCAAGGGCGCGGCGAAGTTCCTGCCCCACGCGGCCGCGGCCACCGCGGCCGGCGTCGGCGCCAAGAAGGCGTTCGGCGGCAAGAAGGGCAAGGAGAAGAAGTCGGCGGCCGAGGGCGAGCAGGAGCTCAGCGCCGTCGACACCCTCGTCCTGGCCCGCGCCAACGAGATCCTCCAGGCCAGCGGCATCGACCCGGAGAGCCTGAAGCCGGTCGAGCAGGAGCAGGAGAAGGTCAGCGCCGACGAGACCGTCGACCCCCGCGAGGTGCTGGCGAATGAGGTCGAGCAGCGCGCGTGGAACCTCCTGGGCCAGTACGGCGTGACCCCCGCCGAGCAGGAGCCGGAGCAGCAGAAGGAGTAGCTCAACCTGATGGCCGGCGAGGAATGGCCTCGCCGGCCGACCTCAACTCCCCCGGGCGCGGACGTACTGTGCCAAACCCGGGGGACTTGGTCCTGACGATGCCTCAGTGGATCCACGACAGGGCGAAGCACATCAGGGCCAAGAACCCGGACATGCCCGAGTCGCAGTCGTGGGCCATCGCTACCCAGCAAGCTCACGCCACTGGCAAGTCGCCAAAGGGGTACGGGACGGCGGAAGGGAAGAGAGAGGCGAAGCAGAAGTACGACGAGCCGAAGTCCGAGTACAAGAAGACCGCGGACCCTGGCCACAAGTCCAAGACGAGCAGCTTGGCCTTGTGGATGGGGTTCTCAGATGAGCTCCAGAAGATCGCTGCAGCGGCATCCGTTGGAGACGTGACGAAGATGATGAAGAGGAAGTCCACCTTGGCGTCGACGCCGAAGCTGACCTCGAAGCCAATCGTGAAGGAACCGGAACCGCCGTCTGCCACCTTGGATCACTTGAGCAGCAGTCGCACGATGCCACCTCCGCCGGTCACCATGCCCGGTGCGTAAGAAGGAGAAGCCATGCTTCACCCCACGCTCGCTGGTCACCTCCCGCTGCAGGACATGATCGCGCAGACCATCGACTCCGCGCGGACGAAGCTGGCCGCGGCCGAGGAGAAGGAGAAGAAGAAGGAGAACCCCTTCTCCAAGCATGAGAAGGGCGAGTCCAAGGCCGAGGAGAAGAAGGAAGAGGAAGGCAAGGAGAAGAAGTCCTCGGCCATCCTCAACATCTCCGACCCCGAGGAGATGGACAAGCTCGCCTCGGCCCTCGACGAGATGGGCGACGACTTCATCAAGGAGTCCGACTCCATCGAGAACGGTGGCGAGAGCCATCAGGGCGGGCAGCAGCTCGCCACGGCCAGCCCCGTCGGCGGCAAGCAGAACTACAAGAAGGACTCGGCCCACCACCAGGTGCCGACCTCCACCGGCCTCGAGGCGAAGAAGGAGACCGGCAGCGCGGCCACGGCCAACCCCGACACCCAGCACAAGCCGCCCGTGCCCCTCACCTCCAGCTACCCGAAGAAGGGCGTGCTGAAGACCGCCGAGGCCTGCACCTGCAAGGACGGCAAGAAGGACCCCAAGTGCTGCGTCCACGGCGAGAAGGAGAAGAAGTCCTCCGTCGAGCTGCTCCAGGGCGCGCTCGAGAAGATGGCCTTCTCCGTGACCGGCGAGGGCCACAAGCTCGACGCCGAGTCCTACAAGGCCGACGCCGAGGCCGCCCACAAGAAGACCCAGGCCCACGAGGACTACAAGGGCAAGCGTCCAGGCACGACCGGCCTGGCCACGGCCGCTGACCTCACCATCGGTGGGGGAATCGGTGGCAAGGCGAGCTACCTCCACCGCATCGGCAACAGGCTCACGAACCGGCACATGGACTACGCCGCCAAGAAGCACGAGAAGGATCGGAACGCCTACAACCCCTTCGGCGGCTTCCTGACCAAGTCCCGGCAGGAGGAGAAGCACCCGATCAAGAGCAAGGAGAAGAAGTCCGAGGCCGAGACCAGCCCCGTCGACTTCATCCTCAGCAAGGTCGCCGAGTTCCACGGCGGTGGCGAGACGCTGGACAGCGCGGCGCAGCAGGGCCCCAAGCCCCAGGCCGCCCCGGGCCGGCAGCTCATCGCCAACAACCAGGCGCCCGTCAGCGCCACCAAGCGCGAGGCCAAGGCGCCCCGCAAGGCTGAGCTGGCTCAGGTCCTGACCGAGCCCGCCCTCACCAAGTCCACGGACTCCAAGGTCCAGGACAATCTGCGGAACGCCTCCAAGGGTGGCGTGAAGATCGCAGAGGCAGCGAAGGAAGCCCTCCAGAAGATCGCCGCCGACCCGAACGACCCCCGGCACGAGGCCTTGAAGAAGGCCATCGCCGACCGGAAGGCCGGGAAGGACGGAGACGAGAAGAAGGAAGGCAAGGACGAGGAGAAGAAGAGCTAGGCCGAAGGGTCACCCAGACCAAGAGCGCCGACACAGGAGAACGTCATGATCAAGTACAGCGGTGCCCAGGCTGGCCAGATGATGAAGCTGGCCGCCGAGAACGTCCGGGCCCTTTCGACCGAGAACCAGGGCCTCCGGACGGAGAACCAGGAGCTGCAGGAGAAGGTCGCCCACTTCGAGAAGCGGGCGCGCGTGGAGAAGATCGCGTCCAAGATGACGGAGAAGGGCCTCGAGCCCGAGACCGACATCGGGACCAAGATCGAGAACCTCATGACGCGCGACGACATCGCGGTGGTGGAGAAGGCGGTCGAGCTGACCGCGCCGCAGACGAAGCTGGCATCGGTGGCCGACGGGGGCCAGGTGTCGGTCGAGGGCGGCAGCAGCGACGCGGAGAACGACATGGCCGCGACGCAGTTCGCCTCCAACCTGGCCTCGCTCTAGAAGTTTCCTCTTCCCGCTTTGCACCAGTGGTGGTGCAATCGCCTCACATCAACCTCTCACCCTCTTGAAGGAGATTCGCGATGGCAGCCCCCAACTTCGAGCTCGTCACCGAGCTGCAGACCCTGACCCGCCGGGACTTCCCGGTGGACAACCCCACGATGCTCAAGCCCCTCGACCCCACCGCGCTGGTGGACGGCGAGTGGCTCGAGCTCAACGACAGCTACCAGCTCACCCGCGGCACGGGCTACGGCAAGCTCTGCGTCTACCCGATCCACACCGAGCGCGGCCGGTACGACACCCAGGCGCTGGGCAAGAGCAACGTCCTCTTCCTCGGGCAGTTCGAGGCGGAGACGGCGGTGGTGGACAACACCAACCTGGTCATCGGCAGCAAGCTGATGGTCAAGACGCTGACAGCGGGGCCGTTCACCAACAAGCGCGGCCTGGCTCTGTCGGACGGCAAGGCCGGTGCCGTGGAGGTCGGCTACGTCACCCGCCTGCCCTCGTCGGGCAAGGTGCGCTTCGTGCGGACCAGCCCGGTCCTGCTGGCGGCCCTGACCTAGTCCCCCACCACAACCCCAACCCCTCCGGCCCAGTAGAACCTGAGCCCACAAGAAACGGAGATCAAGATGAGCGCAGTTCCCGCAAAGGTCCTCAACGACCTGTTCTTCGAGAAGGTGGCCACCGGCGAAGGCAAGGACAAGATCGCCGAGTTCGGCGGCACCTACATCCGCGACCGTCTGCGTGAAGTCAGCTTCGCGCGGAAGATCGTCCCCCCGGTCAACGTCCAGCGCGCCGAGCTCCAGCGCTCCGTGAACCACGACACGCTCGTCAAGGTCGTGGACATCGAGCCGAACTCGCGGGCGATGGCGCTGACCTTCCGTGGCCAGCCCACGGCTCGCCTCATCCGCGGCTCCCGCTACGAGATCCCGTTCTTCACGATCTCCAGCGAGAAGTTCGAGAAGACCGAGCAGGAGCTCCTGGCCTACGAGATGCCCATCACCAAGATCATCGAGGAGAACTCGGTGAAGGACATCCAGGCCATCGAGGACAGGCAGTTCCTCCTGTTCGTCGAGTCCTGCGTGCAGGCGTACCAGTACGAGGGCAACGGCGAGGCCTGGAAGAAGTTCGACGTCGCCCACTTCGTCGCCGGCACCACGCTGGCGGTGTCGGTGGTCAAGGGCGCCGGGGCCATCTCGGCGGCCACGGACGACTTCGTCGTCCACCCGGTGCTGAAGCCGGACTTCATCAAGCTGAAGCAGCTCCTGCACCGCCGCCACCTGCGCGCCGAGCGCATCGTCATCACCGAGCCGGACTACGACAACCTGTCGGCCTGGACCATCCAGGACGTCTGGAACATCGCGGCCGAGACCGCCACCGAGGGCTGGAAGGCCAACACGGTGACCGGCCTGAAGATCATCCGCACCATCAAGACCGAGATCCTCCGGGAGGGCAACGTCTACTGCTTCACCGCCCCGGAGTTCTTCGGCCGCTTCTACATCCTGAACAACACCAAGTTCTACATCGACAAGATCGCCAACCTCATCACCTGGCAGTCCTGGGAAGACATCGGGATGGGGTTCGGCAACATCGCGTCGGTGGTCAAGCTCGAGCTGTACTCGGGCTCCGTGACCCCCACCCAGCTCAGCGCGAACTCCCAGAACGCCCTGCCGCTGTCCGAGGACGACATGGCGCCGGTCAACAACTTCGCCGACGCCGGCGAGACGTACCCCTACGTCGACCAGTTCTAGGCGACGCGCGACTCGAGTGAGTCTCCGAGGGGAGGAGGTCCGCCTCCTCCCCTCGTTCTGTCTGGGGCCTAGTCCTGCTAGGCTCTGGACACAACGAAGGGAGAGCCCATGCACTACGAGATCGAAGCCTCCATCTACAGCGCCGCAGGCCAGCTCAGCGTCGCCCAGCGCACCTCGCCGTTCTTCACCGACTGCCCGGTGATCGGGGCCCACATCCTCCGCGACCGGACGCCCCTCAAGCTCGACGAGAAGGGCATGAAGAAGTTCGAGAAGGACATCAAGCGGCTCTACGAGGCCCACGCCATCGAGATCTTCGAGGTCGAGGGCGGCAAGCGCCGCTCCCTCCGCGAGATGATGAAGAACGGCAAGAAGCCGGAGCCCAAGACCGAGGTCTCCCCGCCCGCGGTGATTGTCCCGGAGCCCCCGAAGGAAGAGGCCAAGACCGAGGTGATGCAGCCCGAGGCGACTCCTGCTACCGTGGACTCCGCCGCCCCCGCCGAGCGCAAGGGCAAGAAGGGGCGCAAGGAGTAGCTCTACATGCTCGTCTTCAACCTGACCTCTCAGGAGCTGATCTACAAGGGCCACACCATCCCCCGCGATGGGGGCTCGGTGAGCCTCCCGGAGCTGGACAAGTTCATCCCTGACAGGGACCGGGAGCTCGAGGAGAAGAAGGTGCTCGCCTTCGGAAGCTTGCCGTACTGGTGGACGCTGCAGCAGGGGATCAAGAACGCCAACCTCACCAAGACGGCGTCCGACCCCAAGACCATCAAGATCAAGGTGGCGGACACTGTGAAGACGACCGACGCGGTCATGATCGAGAGCACCCCGGTCAAGCTCGAGGTCGAGCAGATGAGGCCCGCCCCCGCCCAGGACAAGGAGTTCAAGGGCGGCAAGCGGAAGTAGAAGGGAGCTGACCCGTGGCCGACCGACAGGACTCTGCAGCTTGGGATCCACTCGCCGGAGACGGGACTCCCGACATCCCCAGCGCGCACCTGGACCTGAACAACCTGGTCAACCAGGTGCGCGCCTTCCTCCGAGACTACCCCGAGCTCAACCGACTCGTGGCGGGCTACGAGAGCTCCAACCGACAGATCGTCTGGGCCATCATGGACGCCCTGGACGACTTCAACACCACACCGCCCTTCACCCAGCGGGGCATCGCGAACTTCCCCTCCCTGAGCCTCCTGGTCCGCGGGGTGGTGTGCTCCCTGCTCGAGTCCATTGGCCTGTTGCAGACCCGCAACCACCTCTCCTTCACCGACGGAGGCATCCAGGTCGGCATCAACGACAAGACCCCCTTCATCCAGTCCTGGCTGCAGGTGTTTCGCAACGCCTACGAGGACAAGAAGATGCGGATGAAGGTGGCCATGAACATCGAGTCGGCCTGGGAAGGCGGGGTCTTCTCCGAGTTCCGGTTCGTGAACAACTTCTACGGCGAGTGGTGAGCCATGGACATCTTCATGCTGGGCGCCTTCGAGGACGAGCTCACCAAGATCGCTGGAGCTCGGACCGAGGCTCTCAAGGCCTTCGCCAAGAAGCCTGAGGCAGCCGGAGCCGCCCTGCTAGGGACTCTCGGCGGCCTGGGCAACATCAAGTCCGAGATGCAGAAGCGTGACGTCGAGGACTTCGCTGGGAAGAACGATGCGGAGAAGGCCAAGAACAGGAAGAAGCGCCTGGGCCGCATGGCCGTGAGCACCGCGGCTTCTGCTGCAGGTGGAGCTCTCTTGGGACACGCTGGGAAGAGAGGGCTCGTCGCTCTCAAGGGTGCGGGGAAGCGGGCGCTCGAGCACGCCGCAGGCAAGGGCAAGGAGCTGGTGACCCACGCCGGAAGCGAGCTCAAGGGAGCAGCCACCCACGCTGGCGAGAAGGGCAAGGAGTTGGTCACCCACACCGGGGAGCGGCTTAAGGACGTTGCCACCCACACTGGGGACCAGGCCAAGGGTGTCGTCGGGCACGGGGCCGGGAAGGCCAAGAGCGTCATCACCCACGCCAGGACCGAGGCAGGGCGTGCTTCCGCTCAAGCTGGGACCGAAGCCAAGGGCGTGGTCACCCACGCCAAGGACGAGCTCAAGGACGTCAACAAGGGAGCCCTGCGAAGAGCTCTCGAGAGGCCAAGCGAAGCTCCTCCGAAGAAGACCTTCGGGCAGCGCTTCAAGGCCCTCATCGGTTACAAACCAAAGGAGTAGCTCATGGGCCTCAAGAGCGCAGACTTCCTCACCTCGGCCGATCTCTGCAAGTTCGTCAACACGGTCGGCAACAACGTCTCCGTCATCAAGGCCATCGTCTTCGACGCGGCCAGCGGCCACTTCGTCCTCTTCTACACCTAGCTCATTCCCACACCAGGGCCGGTGCAGTAGGCTCGGGGAAGCCATGAACGAGCTCACCTTCCTCCACGCCCTGTCGAACGGAGGCCTCCAGAAAGAGGCCGGAGTGGGGGAGTACGCCAAGGCCACTGCGAACGTCCTGGCCAAGGCCATCAGGGATCGAGCTCCCCAGATCGGCGCCGCCATGATCGGGGCCGCCGCGGCGGGGGGTGGGCAGTACCTCATGTCCAGGCCCCGCTCTGGGGGCAGGCCCTCGGTCGACCAGTCAGCGTCCAGAGCTGCAGCTCGGGCCACCGCGGGCATGGCCGCCGAGGCGAAGAAGGACAAGCGCCCACTGTCGTTCCGGGAGGACATCCAGGCCGCCACTGCCCCCGCGGTCTCCGCGGTGGCCGACGTGGGGGCCAGGCACCCGGGCAAGGCCGCCCTCTTGGCCGCTCCCGCTGGAGCTCTGGCGGGGCTGGCCATCCTCAAGATGATCAAGTAGGAGGACCTGATGGACCCGATGACCAAGATGGCCAGCGCTCTCAGCGACGGCCCGGAAGAGCTCGAAGAGACCTTCGAGTCGATGACCATCGACCAGCTCGACGAGTTCGTGAAGAACGGCGGGGAGGGCTCCTTCATCGGCCAACTCGCCCTCTCCCAGCAGAACGAGTGGGAGGAGAAGTGCGCGATGGCCGTGCAGATGGGCTCGGAGATGGCGCAGAAGGAGAAGACCGCCGTCTTCGACCAGCTCTTGGGGGGAGCTGTCGGCCACCACTACGGGACCGAGCAGAAGAAGAGGGGCGAGAAGTACGAGTTCGGAGTTCCCCAGGCCGCGGGCGCCCTCTTCCTCCCCGGCGGCGCCGGCTACCAGATCGGGCGCTACATGGCCCACCACGACGAGAACATCAAGCGAGGCAAGAAGGGGAAGGAGAAGAAGAGCAGCATGGAGAAGACGGCCGCCCCCATGCTGGGCGCTCTCAAGACCGGAATGCAGGGCCTGGCCGGCAGAGGGATGCACGGGGCCATCAGCTCCAGCAGGAACGCCCTCACGGGCGGTGGGGCGATGGTGGGTGCCGGTCTGGGCGCCGCTCGAGGCGCTCTCGGAAACCCTGGGGTGGACCCCAACACCGGGCAGCAGAAGAGCCGTCTGGGCTACATGGCCAAGAACATCGCCGGCGGGGCGGCGCTGGGCGCGGGCGCCGGCTACGCGGCCAAGCCCCTGGCCATGAGGGCCGCCGGTACAACGGGCCGCATCGGAGAGATGTCCCGGGATGCGATGGCCACTGGCATCCGTGGGGGTGGCAAGGGCATGCAGGACATGAAGCGCGTGGCTGGGTTCGAAAACCTGGCCGCACGCAAGGCGGCCAAGGCTGCCGTGCCAGCCGCTGCAGGAGCCACAGGCGCGGCCGCTCCGGCCGCGGCCGCAGTGGCCAGGCCCTCCGCTCTCAACCCTGCGGCCGCAGCGGCCAAGGGCGAGGCAGCTCGCAACACGATGGCCCAGGAGACCGGGGTCCGCGGCTGGATCAACAAGGGCAAGAGGGCCTTGGGCATGCAGATGCGCCCAGACCCGGGGGCCCTCACCGCGGCCAAGCAGGTCGTCTCCTCGGTCGACTTCAGCAAGCTCGCCTCCGACTTCATGAAGAGGACCTGGTGAGGGATGGCAGACCGGCTGCCCATCGACTCGCACGTCGTCGCCTACTGGGGCTTCGACGAGGCGAATGAGACGGATCAGGCCCTCGACGAGGGCTCGTACGGCCGGCCCCTGACCGTCACCTCAGCCGTCGCTGCGGTTCCCGCTCGAGTGGGCAACGGGCGCCAGTTCGACGGCGCCGCCACCATCGCTTCCCCCGTGGACTCTACCCCGTTCCAGCTCCTCTCGAGCCTGACCCTCATCACCTGGGTGCAGGTGACCCAGTTCAACTCCACGGGCTCCCTGCAGCGCACCATCCTGTCCTGTGAGGGCACCGGGGGCACCAACACCAGCAACACCCTCTACCGGCTCTCCGTCGACAGCAACGGCAGCATTGTCTACATGCACATGCTGGGCAACCAGGCCACCATGACCTGGAAGAGCGCGAACGGGGTCTTCAAGGCAGGGCGCTTCCAGTCGGTGGTCTTGGTTCGCACGGACGTCGGTGGAGGTAACTGCACCTGCGCCTTGTACGTCGACGGCTTCTTGGTGAGCTGGGCCAGCGCCGTCTACTCGGCGAACCCCGGGACCGACTACCGCTCCATCCCAGCTCCACTGCCCACGACGGGCACCCCGATGACCCAGGTGCTGCGCCTCGGGCAGAGCGGACTCTCCTCGGACAACTCGAAGTGGTTGGGCATCATCGACGAGGTCTCCATCCACGACACGGCCAGGTTGGCCAACCCCTACTTGAGGGCAGCCTACTACCGCATCTCCCTGGCGGCCAACTCCAACCGACTGACCCTCAACGGCACGGTCAAGAACGTGGGGTCGGCGGAGCTGAGCACTGGCTGTAGGTGGTGGACCTATGAGAGGGACCTGGACCTGTTCGTCATCAGAGAGCAGCCCTTGGGCTACTTCTCGCCCGAGATCCAGCTCACCACTGGAGGTACTGCTCCGGGGGCCGCAGGCAAGCCCAAGCTGGTCTACGACGCCGGCACCGACACCCTGCTCATCATCTTCGTGACGAACTCGAAGATCTACAAGATCACGGCGACAGCGACGGATGTCCCCACCACCCAGAACGTCCACACGGTCTTCGACCAAGGCAACCAGCTCAAGGCCGACCCGGTTCTTGAAGGAGCCAGGGTCGGAACTGGGGGTCCTTCGGGGAACCCCTGGTTCGAGAACAGGCGCCGGCAGTACCTCGACAACCCCGGCTTCTTCACCATCGAGTTCTACCCCAACCCTTTCGGCATCCTCATCCCGGCCACGGCAGGAGCCTACGGGTTCGAGATCTGGCGCTACTCTGGGGGACAGGACCTTCTCCTCGGCACTGTCACCGCGCCCCTCACTGCATTCACAGTGGGCCAGGGTGGCACCTTCTACTTCTACCCGGTTCCCAACAGGGTCTTCGGCTCTATCTACTTCGCTCGAGCCCTGGACAAGAGCGGCAAGCCGTTCTTGCAGGCCCTGAGCAGCAACTATGTCATCGACTACCTTGGGCAGGGGGTCGTCTACTGGGGATTCAACGCCGCCACTCCCGTCATCAACCATGACAAGGAGATGGCTGACATCTCCTACACTGGCTCGGGCGGTCCCCCAGCCCCTGACTTCCAGAGAGTCTACCTAGTCAACCGAACCCCGGTGAAGCTGGGGTTCGTGGAAGCCGCACCCGGTCTGATAGGGGCCGGTGGGCCCCCCGCCCCGGACTTCTCTAGGGTCAGCTTCATCAACAGGACCCCGATCAAGCTGGGGTTCACAGAGAGCTCGGTTCCACAACTTGGTGCTGGTGGTGGAGAGCTCTTCCGCTATCCTACTCGCGCAGGGGTTCCCATCGCTTGGTGAGGCAGCCATGAACGTTGAACAGCTCTCTCCAGAAGAGGTCGATTGGGTGCTCAAGAAGCTCCAGCAGAAGAAGAGCTCCGACGGTGGGCTCGGGGTTTCCTTCCGTGGCCACGTCTCGGCGGTGTGTCGGGAAGAGAAGACCGGGGAGGAGATCTGGAAGCTCGACCAGCACAACGTCATCACTGAGTGGATGAGGATCCAGTACTTCTTCGGCAACGATGCCCTCTACCAGGCCATCATCATGATCACTCCATGCACCGAGACTCCGGATGCACGGAGATGGAGTGTTGGCGGCTCCGTCGGTGCGGACGTGTTCAACTCCTCCTGGCTCACTGCCACTCTCAACAACGTCGACCACTCCCATACCTTCAGCTACGTCTTTGGGACTCCCTCGGTCAATCACACCGTGGGCAACATCGGCATCACCAACAGGAACTCCATCGACTGGTACGCGGGTGCTCACTACACCGCCTACTCCTTGGTGACCCCACCCAAGTTCAGGACCACGAGCCAGACGCTCGAGGTCACCTACAAGATCTTCATGCAGGCCATCGGCTAGGAGAGGTTCATGTCTTCCCACGGAATCGCAGGACAACTCTCGGTCGAAGTCACCGGCCTGGGAGGGGTGCGTGAGAGGCTCCAGGCTGGCAACTTCGTCAACTCCTACCGAGTCAAGGGCTATCTCCAGAGCTGGTGGGATCAGGCCTACTGGGACAGTATGTGGTTGAACCTGAACCCGTGGAAGCTGCCCCCGATCTTCCCGACTCCTGGAGCTTTGTTGGGCTGGAGCAGCGTGGACGAGAGCGGGACTGCTGGCTACCACGCGAACTACAACGTGAACATCTGCTCCAACTCAGATGAGCCCCGCCTTCGCTTCTACAACAATGTCCTCGGTTTCACTTCGTCGGACGACTGCAAGGTCATCGCTGGAATCTACGCAGGCTTCGGCAACTCCGGTGGCGGGAGTGTGGATGGTTTCTCTGTCTCCGATATCCCCGCCAGGCAGATCGGCCTTCCATACACCCACCCTCTGCAGGTCGATGCGTCTGCCACTTTGACGATCACCTCTGGCTCTTCCTGGGTGAGGGAGGGCGCCTCAGACTTCGACTACGACATCAAGCCTGGACGGTTCGACCACGTCTACATCACCACCGGCTCCAGCAAGGGTCAGTACTGGCCCAGGCAGATCTACTACGACGGATCCTACTGGTACTTCCAGCTCGTCATGTTCGACGGCACCCTCTTCAACCCGACGGTGTCCGAGTCCGTCTTCGCCGCCTACGGCCCAAAGAGGGCCTTCTTCAATGAAGTCAGCGTCATCCCCTTCAGCACGGGCGCTGTCTCATTCGACGGCTCGTTCGACCCCGGCATCAACCGGATGAGCTACATCTGCCGGATCCATCCGTTCAAGTCCGGCTCACCGTCCCCCTCGGACTCTTCCCAGCTCGGCTCCTACTGGTTTGGGCTACGCCCCTACCACTCCCACGATGGTGCGGGGGCTGGCACCTGGCAATACGACTTCGGGATCGCCACCGACTTTCGGATGGTTCTCAGCAACGCCTACGACAACTGCGCCACCTTCAATACCTCTGGGGCAGACTATTCCGGCTACGCTGGGGGAGTCTGTTGTGGGGGCTCCTTCGACACCGTGACCCAGCACATGTGGTACTTGCAGAACCTGTGCTACGCCTACAACTCCACCAACCTCCAAGGTGGGCCCCTCACCAACCCCCCACGCCCCAGCATCGGGTTCTGGAACTACAAGAGCCCGGAGTCCTTGTGCGAGGTGGCCAGTGGCGCTGCTGCGGGTGGTGCAAATGCTTCTCTGCTCTCCCAGCCCATTCCCATGGTGGATGGGAACATGGTGTCCGGTATCGACCAAGGCAGCGACGGGACAATGTACATCGCCTGCAGTCGATACAACGCTGGCGTGGGAACCGGCAAGCTCATCTCCATCAAGAGGGACTTCACCACCACCTACTGGGGAACCGGGGCAGGGATGCCCTCCGACCTCGTCTCCGGGGTGGCGGTGGACAGGAGTAGAGCTCGCTCAGGCACGGCCCTGACCACCACCAATGGTGGAGGTGCCTGCGTCGACGCCTCGAGCTCGATGACGGCCTACGACAAGGGCCGGGCCATCAAGATCCTCGCCGGTGCCGACATGGGGACCTACCTCATTGCCACGGTCACCGACGGCCAGAACTTCACGGTGACCACGCTGGCTGGTGAGGCAGTGACCTTCGCTGGCGACACTGGCAGGAGCTGGTCCATCGGTGACCGAGTCTGGATCTGCTTCGGGGACTACTACCACGTCGACCTCACCAACAACGGCAAGCACTACTACATGGAGTCCCTGGCCCCCGGGACCTTCCTCTTCCTGACCTGCGCTGGTCTCACGCGAGGGCGCTCAGGGATGTCCCAGAACTGGTGGAGTGAGACCCAGAAGATGGAGGTGGACCAGTACACCGGCTGCCTCTATTGGATCTCGAACGAGCTGAGCGGCGCGCTGACCAACTCCGCCGCTGCATGGGCGGTATACAAGCTCGACCCATCCACCGCGACCCTGCAGTACAGGACAGGGACCGACCTGCAGACTCCGGGGGGTTCCCCCGTCAACACCCCCGCAGCCACCACCAACATGTGGTCGATGGCGATCAACCCACACTCTGCCTTCCGTGAGCTGTGGATTGGGGGCAACTACGGGATGATCAAGATCCCGCTCAGCAACTTCATGACGGCGAACTTCTCTCGCTACCAGGGGCAGGACAACCAGTACGCCAGCTCCTACCAGAACCCCGCCAACTGGCCCCACTGCTCCTACTTCAGCCGCTTCTACCTCGGAGACACCACCAAGAGCTTCTTCTTCGGTCCCGACGGAAGAGTGTTCGGGGTGGGGGTCACCAACTACTCTTCGAGGACCGAGCTTCTTCAGTACTCCCGCCAAGCGGACAACTGGTATCAGGGACACAGAGATCAGGACTACCTTCTCAACTTCTACAGGGGAGACGGCTACGGAACTCGGGTGATCGCGGACCCCTACGGCGGGGCTATGATACTCACTCCCGGGTCCTACCAGATCGTCCAGAGGTTCATCTTCCTCTACCTGCCCGAGATCCAGTATCAGTGGATCGGAGGCGCCTGGGTTCCGCAAGAAGTGGTGTTGGGGAGCCTCCCAGACGCTACCTCTTCCCCGAACTGCAGTGGCAAGTCGATGCACACGACCTTCCAAGACCTCGTGATGGGGGTCCGGGTGAAGTTCACCCCCCAGGGCGGGGCGACCCCGGCCAACAACGAGTTCCTTGGCACGGCCGGCATCATCAAGCCCAGCGGAGCCCCCGCTGTGAGGACTGATGGAGCCCTCAGCACTGGTTCCACAACCTTCACGGGTTCGAGCTTCACCTCGAGCGATGCCGGCCGCTACCTCCGCATCGAGTCCGGCACCCAGCAGAAGATCTACCGGGTCAACAGCTACACCGACAGCGGCCATGTCGTCCTGGGAGATTGTGACGGCACCACCTGGGCCGGCTCGAGCGGGAACGAGAGCGGGCTGCAGTACACGGTCTGGGACATTGGCACCGTCGGCTCCAACGCCGGCCCCGAGGTCACCACCTGCCTGTTGGCCGACGGACTCGGCAAGGACAACACCCAGGACCTCAACAACATCTTCTACGAGGCCTACTACGGTCCGAAGACTCTCTTGAGCGAGAGTGCGGAGGGCACCAAGTTCGCCATCCCAGCTCTTTTGGGGCCGACGGGCAGCTCTGGGCACAAGTTCTACTGGCAGGTCTGGAACACCACCAGCGCCCAGTACGGGCCCGGCCTGGGCTCCTACACCGGCATCGACGGGCTCACCGCCTTCGACCCGGCCACAGTCGAGACCCCCTTCGACGGCATGATCGAGAGGGCTCCGGCGAACACCCAAGGGCCTACCTACTGGTTCGGAAACCTGGCCTCCACTGTCATGGGGCAGGCCGCGATCCTAGACCTCGGGTGTGACGTCGAGGTTGGCGCCGTCATCATGCGTGGGTGGAATACCAACGCCCAACAGTGGGATGCCTCCCAGTCCTTCTGCTTCACCAGCACCTACCATGGTCTCATCGGGACGATGTTCATGTACCCCGATGGCGCCGCCCCCGCCACCAACACCACGACGTGGCGCTGCACTGGCACCAACAACCTCACCTACAACGCCAACAACAGCACGATCTCCCTCACCAGCAGCGACTTCATGGGCTCGCTGGATGGGGTGTCCGGCTCCGACGGGGTGGTGACCCAGAACGGGAACACCCTCGTTTCTTCCGCTGGCCGCTTCAACCAGAACGAGGAGGGCTCGATCCTGAAGACGACCTTGGGGACTGTCGGGGCCGATCTCGGGTACTGGCGCATCACCTCCGTCAGCGTCGATGGCACCACCGTCACCGTTAGCAACCTCGACCAGACGGCCAAGGCCTGGACCGTGACGGCTTCCGGCATCTCCTTCCAGGTCTGGAACGGGGTCCGCGAAGAGGAGGTCATCCACTCCCCGAGCCAGGCTTCCCCCACCGTCAGCCTCTGCGTGGAGCGCCTGCTCACCCCCACCACGGCCCAGGTCCGCATCCCGCCCCACACCAGCAACTCGGGTGTGAGCTGGCAATGCACCCAGGCCATCTGGAAGAAGGTGAAGCGCCTCTCTGTCCGCTACGATGACGTCCCTCCGTTCACCATCAACAACGGCACCTTCATCACCAGGGGCTCGTACTCCGGAGACGGTCAGGGCTACTCCATCTACATGGACTTCTCGGATCTCAACACCGCGCACCGGAAGGGGCGATGGTGGAAGTTCATGATGCAGCCCCGGTACAACAGCAACGGGTTCAGCCCCACTCCGCACTTCTCCAGCTTTGAGGTCTACGACACCAGTGGAAACCGTGTCGGCCTGTGGAACTACCAGCGGACGGACACCGTCACCAGCCAGCCGAACTTCCTCAGTGCAGTAGTTTCCCGGGTGGACTTCATCCAGGCCAACAACGCTGGAGGGTCCGACTTCGCGAACGCGAATGGCCTGGTGAACTTGGCCGACGATACGATCACTCTGGCGACGGGGGGCAACACCATCGTTCCGTTCCTGGTTCGCTCGGGGGCGAATGGCTCGTTCACGTCGGGCAGCAACGCCTTCAACGGCTCGAACTTCACCTCCTCGGACGTGGGGAGGTGGCTCTTCATCAGGTCCGGCACCCAGTCCGGAAACGCCTACCGCATCTTCTCCTGCGTCTCCGGCTCCCAGGTGACGCTGGTCAACATCGATGGGACGGCCATGCCCTTCGGGTCTGTCGAGTCGGGCCTCAACTTCACGGTCCACGACGGGATCAACGCCGGCGCCTCGAGCTACGACTACATCAGCATCAACGGGATGCAGTACGACCTGCCCATCCTCAGCATCAACAACGCCAGGACCACGATGGTCTTGGGGGTGAGGACCACGAAGACGCTGTCCGGTGCTACTTGGGAGATCAGGCGCCGCGCCATGCCGGTCTACGCCGCCCCGTCGGCAGACCCCACCCTGTGGGCGAGGCTCATCAGCTACGGCTACAACAGGGACCAGATGCCCCAGCAGTCTGGGGACATCATCTCGGATCCGAAGGGCTACCTGCTCTTCGGTCAGAACGACTGCGGTGGATACACCAGGACGGACGGGAACCCGAGTGCC